TTGGTATACCAGACGACACATATTATACACCATTAGCAGTTCAAGCATATCTTAAAGAAGCTGGAGCAGCAACAATTTGTAGAGTACCCGGTATTGGTGGTTATAAAGACCCTGGTCCATTGGTTCTACAATATGTATTTGCGCCATCGGGATCCGATGCGGTAACATCATCATTGGGTATTTTATTTAATACCGATAATAATACACCATCATTTGCAAGTGGTAGTTCATTAGTAGGCAACATTACCTCATCTGGTATATTTGCTATAAGTGGTTCAGGATTTATAAATGGTGGAGCTTTGATAACCGCATCATTAAATCCAGCTGATACAAATGATATAACCACTGTATTTGGAACTGACCCACGTGGTACAAAGGAAGCATATGTTTATGGTTTCTTCTCAAATAAAGCAAGTACATTGACATTTAATTCAACGGGAAGCGTTTATGCGGTTCAATTAGCTGAACAAAAATTTGAAGATGATATGATAGAGGCTCGTACTCCATATATTCAATCTCAATTAATTTCTGGTGAAAGATATAACTTATTCCAATTTGAAACCATCGGAGCAGGTAACGCAGCAAATACAAAAGTAAAAGTTGGTATTACAAATATTAAGAGAGCAGGTTCTGTTCCTGGAACAGAATATGGTTCATTTACTGTTGTAGTAAGAGCATTTAGTGATACTAATAAAAAGAAGCAAGTATATGAAACATTCTCAAATGTAAACCTTGACCCAACTTCTCCAAATTATATTTATAGAGTAATTGGTGATAGATACATTTCTATTGATGAAAATGGTAAGGTAACTGAAAGTGGAGACTGGGTAAACAAATCAAAATACATTAGACTTGTAAATTTTGAAAGAACAACCACTCCGAATGAATTAGCACCTGAAAAAATACCAACTCAGGCAATACCATTCGCTCATGATTCATACAAATTCCCATTATTAGTTAATTCTACTGTAGCAACAACTTTTCCAACTGTATCTTATATTACAACACTTACAAGTACAAGATATGGTGGTATAGATTTGGATAGTAATCCTGATAATACATTTTATCTTTCACCAATAGCATCGGGTTCATCGACTGGTTCAAATGTACCATTCTCATTGGATACATCGGTAGGTTTGACTTTGGTTCCTGAAACCGATGATACCGCAACCGAAGTTGGTAAGAGAAACTTCTTGATAGCATTTCAGGGTGGATTTGATGGTATGAACCCAACAACTCCTATTTACAAAGGAAAGGATATTGTAGCAGGTAATCAGCAAGGTTTTGATTGTACTACATTGACTTCATCTGGATCTGTTGGATATTTAAGACAAATCAACGCACTTTCAAACGCTGATGAATATGATATTCAAATGATTGTTACTCCGGGTTTACAATCAAATGTACACGGATTATTAGTAAACGAAGTTCTACAAATGGTTGAAGACCGTTCAGATTGTTTCTATATATTTGAAGGTGTTGGATATGAGGGAACTATCGCTGATGCTAGAAATCAGGCTAAAGATTTTGATACTAACTACGCAGCTAGTTACTATCCTTGGGTTAAGACAATAGACATCAATACTAATAAATTAATTCCTATTCCACCTTCAGTATTGTTACCGGCTGTTTACGCAGCAAACGATAGAGTAGCAGCAGAATGGTTCGCACCAGCAGGTTTGAATCGTGGTGGATTGAATGGAGCAGTTGCAGTATTGAACAAATTGACGCACGCTGATAGAGATAGTTTATATGAAGATAAAGTAAATCCAATCGTACAATTCCCTGGACAAGGTATAGTTGTATTCGGACAGAAAACACTTCAAAACAAACCATCTGCATTGGATAGAATCAATGTTCGTAGATTGTTATTGACTGTTAGAAAGTACATAGCATCAACTTCCAGATACTTAATATTTGAACAAAATACAGCAGTGACTCGTAATAGATTCTTGAATATAGCTAATCCTTATTTAGAGGGAATCCAACAAAGACAAGGTTTGTACGCATTCAAAGTGGTAATGGATGAATCAAACAATACGCCTGATGTAATTGATAGAAACTTCTTAAGAGGAGCAATCTACTTACAACCTACAAAAACGGCGGAATTTATCCAAATTGATTTCAATATCTTACCGACTGGAGCAACATTTGGTGGATAATTTAAAAAAAGTAATATTTATATAAAATAACAAATTAAATCTAAAGAATATGCCAGAAATATTAGCATTCGACCAGATGTTCTATAAGAATTTTGAACCCAAAATGGGCAACAGGTTCATTATGGAAATCGCAGGTATTGAATCATATGTAGTTAAAACAGCATCAAGACCAACATTTACGGCAGAGGCTGTTACATTGGACCACATCAACATATCTAGAAAGATTAAAGGTAAGGCTACTTGGGATGATATTAATATCACTCTTTATGACCCTATCGTTCCTTCTGGAGCACAAATGGTAATGGATTGGGTGAGAACATCACACGAATCTATAACCGGTAGAGATGGTTACGCAGCTTTCTATAAGAAAGACGTAAACTTCTTCTTACTTGGACCCGTTGGTGATAAGGTTGAGCAATGGACATTAAAGGGAGCATTTATTACATCTGCAAACTTTGGTGAGTTGGATTGGTCATCAAATGACCCTCTTTCAATAGAGTTGACTCTAGCCTACGATTACGCTATACTTGAGTACTAATCGTACAAAGAATAAGAATATAAATAAAAGGGACTCGCTTTATGTGAGATCCCTTTTATTTTTTATAAAAGCTTATATATATTATTAAACACATAGTTACAAAATAAAACAAAGTTATTGTATGGAACAAACATCTACAGAAAAAAAGCAAGTTACTAGAGGAATATCTCAAGAAGAATTTGCACCAAGTTATCAACAACCAAAAACTTTTCCATTTCCTACCGAAGTTATTAGTCTACCTTCAAAGGGATTGTGTTATGCTGAATCTAGCCCACTATCAAAGGGAGAAATCACTATTAAGTTAATGACCGCAAAGGAAGAGGATATATTGACATCAGCAAATTTAATTCGTAAAGGAATACAACTTGATAAACTATTAGAATCAATAATAGTAGAACCAGGTGTTAATGTAAATGATTTACTTATTGGTGATAAAAATGCAATTCTTGTTACTTCTAGAATATTAGCATTCGGACCTGAATACAATGTAACCATTAATGATCCTGAAGAAAAAGAACCTGTTGAGACTGTAGTTGACCTTTCTAAAATACAAATAAAGGAAGTAGATGAATCAAAATTCAATAGAAACAATGAATACGATTTTATACTTCCTGTTTCAAAAATTCCTATTAAATTCAAATTACTTACTCACGGAGACGAGCAGGCTATAAATAAAGATGTAGAAGCAAGCCAAAAAGCATTGAAAACTGGAAACGAAATTACAGCTAGATATAGAAGGGTAATTGTTGAGGTAAACGGTAGTCGTGATTTTTCAACTATTAGTGATTTTGTATCTAACCGATTATTGGCAGGTGATTCTAAAGCACTTCGTAAGCATATAGCATCTATGACGCCGGATTTGGATTTAAAATTTGATTACACATCGCCATATACGGGAGAAACGGAGGCTCTTCGTATTCCTTTTGGGATTGACTTTTTTTACCCTGCCGACTAATTATTCAGTAATACTTCATCAGAAGATATTTCAAATGATTTATTATGCCAATGGTGGATTTAATTGGCATGACCTTTATTATATGCCAATTAAATTGCGTGAATTTTATTGGCGTGAGTTATTACATGCCAAAGATGAAGAAACTAAATCTTTGCAAAAATCCAGATCCACAAGCAGTTCATCTAGAACGAGACGTAGATAATTAAATATTGTTTATATTTATATAGGAATATAATAAGTAAAATTATGTCTAAAAGAATATTAGTAAAAGAATCTTCATTTTTTGATTTTATTAAAAGTTTTTTCAAAGCAAAATCTCAAGGTAAAGAAGAAAAATTTATACAAACTATTAAAAATTATGATCCTGAGTTGGCCGATGTATGGGCAAAATGGAATGCAGCATCGGATAAACATCTTATGTCTATGAAAAAATATTGGTTGGATAAAGGAAATTTAAAAAAAGCTCAAGATATTCAAAATATAATAGACAAGTATCAATAATTACTTTAGATGGCAAAAGCGAATCCAAATTTAACAGCTCAAGAAATTAAAGCTAAAATAGATGCTTTAAGGCAAGAGCAAGCGCAAATAAATGCCAATAAGAAAGAGTATGAAAAATTAATTGCATTAGGTGATAAGATTAATCAGCAACAGCAAATAAAATTAAAATTACTACAAGAAGAGAGAGTTAAGTATACTCAAAACTCAAACCAACTACAATATTTAAATACCCAACAGCAGCTATTAACCAATTCAATAAAAGATAGTTTAGACTTTAGTGAAGAATTGGATGATTCTATGCAAAGTTTATCAAGTACTATGGGTAAACTGCCAGGAATAGCAAAGGGTATTAACAAAGCATTCGATGAAACTAAAGAAAAATTATCAATAGTATCGGATATAATAGAAGATGCCGTAAGAAATACAAATGATTTGTCGGATAGTCAAATCGCAGTAGCTCAAGCCGCAGGAAAAGCATACGCCAATATTAATATTACTATCGCCGATATGGCAAAAAAGCTAGCGGATGGCGTAGCAACTCAAGAACAATATAATTCAGCTGTTGAGGAAGCTTATAAAAACTTTGAAACATTAACTGATCAGATAGACGCATCTACCGAATCTGGTAAAAAATTAAAAGAACAATTTGATAATGCTAAAGCATCTATGCAAGGATTTGCTGATGCCGCTCAAAAATCACAAAAACGCTTAGATTTACTTAATGAAGCGATGGATCAACTTGGAAGTAGTGGTATACCAATCGCCAATGAATTAACTAATGTATTCAAAGATATGGCAAATAAAGGCATATCTGGCGCTAAAGTAGCTATAACTGCATTAGGTGCTGCCATAGGTAAGATAGCAGCTGATTATTTTGCGGCACCTTGGCAGGTTGATATTGAGTTCCGAAATGAAAGAATAGAAAATCAAATAAATACACTAAAAAAATTCGGACAAGTAGAAGTCGATGTTCAGGCCAAAGGCGGAACTAAAGCAATGACGGCTTTACCTACTGATAGAGGTGCAGCTCCACAAATGCAAAAGGTTATGGAAGCGGCCACTGGTAAAAAAGCTAGCGATGTTTCTATGCAAGACCTCTATTTAGCTAAAGAACGGGGTGCTATTGATTTAGATATTTTGAAGCAAAAAGAGGATATTCAAGTAGATATAGATAATATAGCTAAGAAGAATCAGAGAGAATTAGAAAAAAGTCAGAAAGATAATGCATTAGAATTAGTTAAATTACAAAATGAAGCAGCTTTTGCTGGTGAAAGAGCAGCAAACGCATTTGCCGCTTCGGTAAAATCGGCAGCTGCAGAATTTAGAGCAGCATCTAAAACGGCACTTTTCGGTAATAAATTAGGTGGAGTTGGATATGGTGCGGCTCAGTTACAAATGGCAGGTATCAGTGCGGATAAGATAGCCGGAGCAATGAGTGCAGCATCGGCTGTTACCGGTAAAATGCCACTACCCGAAATGGGAGCTAGTATGGCTATAATGGCTGAAAGAACCGGAACATCTGTCGATAATATAGCAAGCTTAAATTCATTGTTCCAA